GTCGAACGCTTCCGTGACGGACTCACCAACATTGAGTGTAAGCATTCTTGACCTCCCTTTCAAATGGTTGTGTTACGCGCCAGCCGTCTCTTCGAGCTCGATGAGCTCCTTGGGAAGCGGGAGGCGGGGCGTGCCCGAACCCTTACCGTAGAGGATGGCCTCGACGGCAGCCAGGTACTCCGGCGGCACAGTGGTGGAGTTGATGACGACGTGAGCCGACGGCTTGAAGCCGGGGACCTCGACGGCAGTGGTGCTGAGTTCCCAGCTGAAGGACGAAGCCTCAGGGGACTCATTGATCGTGGCGTTCGTCTTCTCCGTGGGAGCAGCGAGAGCGCCGTAGATCAGGTGGATCTTGTAGCCGTAGTCCTGACCCTGGATGTCGTTACCGAGCTTGCTGCGGTACGAGAACCCGAAGGTCGAGCGGTTCTGCTGGCCAACGGAAACACCGGGAACGATCTCGGCGGTACCGTCGCACGCAGCGAACTCGTCGGGGTACGTGAAGGCCTCGATGGTCGCCGCGAACTCCTCGGCGGACTGGAGGTTCAGGTACTTCATGTTGTCGGCGTACTGAGGGGTGACCTCAGCGCCGGAGGGGCTCTCCGTGACGGTCGTGAGACCGTTCCACGGCACACCGAGCGGGTAAGCACCCTGCGCGTTGCGGACGAAGAGCACGCCGTGGTCGACACCGGTTTCGAAGATGCGATCTCCGACGGCATCCCAAACGATTTCAGGCATTCTTAGCTCCTAGCTAGAAATAGACGTTGTAGACGTCATGGTTGAGGTTTTCCGCCACGAAGAAACGCGCGAAAGTGGACATCGGGAGTTTTGCCAGCTTGTCGGGAACGGGACTGTCCGGATCATCTCCGATGTAGGTTACCTGGTAACGCTTTGTCGTGCGATACGGCCGGTTGTCAGCATGCTGAGTAGTAGGCAGATCACGTTGATAAACGATGCACGGGTATTCCATCTTCTTTTCTTCCGGAGGCTGGAAGTATACGGCCCGGGTGCCCAGTAGTTCTACGAGCAGCTCGTGAAATTCAAGCCTCTTGATTAGGCCCATGATATCGCCCTCCTAGTCTGAGGACAAGGCGGGGGTGAAGTGGTTCGACTGATGAGACTTTCCACTTCACCCCCTGCCATTCCACAAAGAGCAGATCATGAAAATGTTCACGAGCATAGGCATCCGCAACGATAGAGATTGAGACGCCGACGGTAATATCGTCGTTGACTTTAGTACCGTCGTTGAGGGACCGGGTGTTCTTCAGAATTTCGCCACGATAACGATAAACGTTGGGCTTCTTCTTCCAAACACCCGGCCTCTCCTCATACTCTTCCGGAGCGAAGCCGACTTTGCCTGCGAACTTTGTCATAGTCGGCTCCTAGGGGTGGTTACGCAGTGACCGAGTAGTACCAGTTGGTCACGGTGCCGGCCGGGAACGAGTAGCCAGCCTTGGGGCGGGCGTCGACGTCCGTGGACTCAGTCAGCGTCTTGTTGCCGGCGGGCAGGTCGTTGCCGTCGATCGAGTAAACCACGCCAGCCGCGTCAGGGATGACGAGGACGTTGGTCTGCGAGTTGAACGAAGGCTGCGCCGGGGTAACGACGGTACCGAGCGTACGCTTGAGGACGACAGCCGACTTGGGCTTGGTCAGCGCACCCGAGACACGGGTCTCGATCAGGTACTTGTACTGGTTGTAGTCGATGTCGAAGTCGTCGAACAGCGACACGGCGCCACCACGGTCTGCACCGATGGTGTAGTCGGCCAGGTTCACCAGGATGCCGATGATCTCCGGAGCGTCGTCCATGACCTCAACGGTCACGATCTTCGAGACACGGAGCTGAGCGGCGAGCGCAGCCTCGGTCTCGTACAGACGACGGCCGATCTTGTCCTTCACCAGCATGAGGTCCGTGAGGATCTTGTCGGTGGTGTAGAAGGTCGGCGTGCCGGTGCCCTTGTAGAAGACGCGAGCACGGAGAACCGACTCGACGATGACGTCACCCGACAGCTCCGAGGCGATGGTCACCTGGTGAGCGTACATGTCGGCGTCGTACGCGATCGGGCGGATGTGCTCCTCGTCGATCTTGTCCTCGTCCTCGGAGTCGCGACCGTCACCGATGAGGATCGCACGGGCGAGTTCCTCGTCGAGCATGACGCGCATCTCCGCCTTGAGCCAGGCGACGACGTCGAGACCGGTGATGTCGACGATGTCGTCCCGGTCCAGCTTCTGCTTCTTGTAGATCGTCTTCGGCGTGGTGACACGCTTCAGAAGACGGATGATCTCTTCCTTCTTCAGGTTACCCTTGACGTAACCCTTGGCACGGGCCTCGTCCGCGGTCAGGTCGACGGCGGTCGACTTGATGCGCGAGATCGGGGAGTGCTTGGTCGAGCCGAGGACGTCCGCGACCCACTCGGTGCGCCGGCCGATGACCTCAGGCTGGCTGGTGACGCTCTGGGCGTCGGGGAAGAGGATATCGATGTTCTCGATACCGTAGTCCTGAGCGTGCTTCAGCACGTCGGGGTCCTCGTAGAAGGCTTCCTTGAGGGAGCCATTCTTCTCGGCGGTCTTGACGATGCGACCGATCGCGTCGTGCGAGAGCGACGGACCGAAGGTACCGTCCTGGTTGGTGAAAGCGTCCATGGTGGATCCGTCCTGGTTGAAGTAGCTGTGGTTGAGGTCGTCGCCGCCCTCGTCGATTGCGGAACCGATGAGGAAGTGGACGACGTCCTTCTGCTTGTCGCTGAAAGCGTCGTAGACGTCCTTGACGGTCTCTTCGTCGGCCATGTTGTCTCCTGTGGTAGCGGGCTTAGCAGGGACAGGTTTGTCCGCGTGCTCGAGCTGATCTCCCGGGGTGGGGGAAGGCTCACTGGGCTCGGGCTCGACCACAGGGGTCGGCTCCGTCGACACCGGAACGGGGTCCGGGTCAGTCTGAGGCTCTGGCGCAGGGGCCGGAGCAGGTTCGACGGGAACGGGCTCGGGGTCCGAGGGTTCCGCGGGCTCCACCGGAGTGGGCTCGGGATCCGTAACGGGCACCGGGATCTCGGTCTCGGAGGGGTCGATGACTTCATCCGTGTAGATGACAGCCTGGGATTCGTTCGGCGTAACCGTACCATCAGCGTGAGCGATGTTCAGGTTATCGATGAACGCACCGGGGTTAGCGCCGGCCAGCACAAGGCTGACTTCGCGCAGAACGCCGTGAACGACGTTCTTTCCCTTGTGGATGAGGTTGTTGGCCATGATGGAGAGTGCGTTGACATCTCCGTGCTTGACCATCTCCTTGGCATGACGACCGGCATCGGTGTCATTGAAGTGACCGTAGATGTAGACGCCATCCGGACGGTTTTCGATGATACCGTGTCCGAGAACGTTCTCGGGCGTGCTGTAGTCGTGACTCCAGACGAGGGGGACTCGCTGGCCGTCATGAGCGGCGAACGCTCCCTGGTTGATGATTCGACCATCAGCGCAGAGGAGACCGTTCTTCGATGCGTAGCCGCTAAAATCAGCTTGCATTTTGAAGGTTCCCTTCTAGTTGTGTTGGATCTGTGGACGACGGATCAGTCGAACCCGCCGAAGCGGGCTGACCTGGCTGCGGCATGTTCGAGTTGCGCAGCTCGTCGGCCTTCGGATCCTTGGAGGGACGGAAGCCGATAGCAGCACGGATCTCATTCGCAGACGTGATCTCGTTTCGGGCGAACTTGTCAGCAATCTCAGCGATGCTGCCAAGCGGGACCAGCTTGAACGGATCCCTGAAGAACCGAATAGCGTGACCACGAGTACGAGCGTTCTTAGACAGGAAGGCACGCTGAAGTGCCTCCGAGATGGCCGTGAGGATGGGCTCAACAGTACGGTTGTGGTAGTTCAGCATGGTTGCTTCGCTAGCCGTTCCATTGAAGACGTCCTCAGTGAGACCGAGCTGAGCATGTAGAAGGTTCGTCAAGTACTCGATCTGCTTCAACATGTTGTTCTCAGCCGGACGGTTCAGCTGTGTGACCTTCTCGGTTCCATCGGTATAGGCGATACCGTACTTGGATCCCTTGAGCTGCATCTCGATGTCGTTCCGACGCTGGTTGGCCTGTTCACGCTTGGCCTCCGTCTTGATGACGTAAGGAAGCTGAATGATCAGGTCAAGCTTACCGGAAGCTGACTGTTCGTCGACTGAGTCAAGAAGGTTGAGCTTCCTAACCAGTCGCTGAAGGTTCGAGTTGGGCTCATTCATCACCGAGTAGAGCGGATTCTCGATGATGGCAGTCTGACGTTTAGGGACGATGACGTCCCGCATCATACCGGTTTCTTCGTCATACAGATTGACCCGGACTTTCGTCGGATACCACTGCGTGATCTTTCCCGCTCGAAGCGTTTGAATATCGCCACCGTTGGGCGACAGTTCAACCGGAACAACCGCGGCAACGCCCTCTTCGAAGAGGAGCATGGCCAGGCTTTGACGGAAGTGGCGTGCGCCCTGATCGATGTTTGCCTCGACGGTCAAGCACTCGTTCAGCCCACTGTCTACATCCTGGACGTACTGATCGTTGTCATCGACAAGAACATGCCTCATCGATACAGACGCGACGTCAATACTCAAACGAGTATAGATGGATGTAACCAGCGTCTTGTCATTACTGTAGGAGGAACGAACCCTGTCGGGTCTGGTACTACTCGTTACCCCCATAGAAAATGCAGGCGCGACCATCTCGTCTTCTTCGTCTCTAGGAGATCGGAAAACGTTGAACGCATGTACCAGTTTACTACCAAAGGTTTCAGCCATAGCTCACCTCCTTTCTATTGTTAGAGGGTCGGGGTCAACTAAATCGACCGCTCGCACCCTTGAGGAGCGTGACCATGGGCTGAGAACCGATGCCGTTGGTGCCGGCGAAGTCGTTGTTCTTCTGCGTCATCATCTCGGCAACGATCTTTGCACCCTTGCGGGTTTGCGCATTCTCTTTTGCCGTGATAACCTTGATAGCTACAGGAATCGCCAGTCGAGCCGCGATACTGACACCCGTAAGGATGGCAGCTCTACGGAACTCTTTGCGATTCTTCTGCTGCTCTTCCGTCAGAGTCTTCTTTACCTTGGCAGGGGTAAATTTGGCTTGACGGCTTGCAGGAACAACCCT